TTAAAGTACGCCTTCGCCTTCTAAAACGTACTGTACTGTATAACTTCTTGCTGTTGATTGCGTTACGTTTGTGTTGTTGTAATATTTAATAAGTAAAGGATTAGCACTGTCAAAACGTAAATTCTTTAATACTGATGCTATTGCTGCATCTGTTGATGGGGAAGGTGTTCCTCTAACTACTCCTAGCCCTATTATTTGAATTAAATTATCAGATCCATAAGGAGCATTAACATATAAGAGTCTTGCACTGTCATCAGAACCTACAGATATGGTGACGGATTGGTATCCACTAGCCCCCCCAATTTGAGGGATATATATTCCTAAATTGTTCAATCTACCAATCTGTCCTACTGGCGGAGTGATTATAATACTTTCATTTGTACCTGCTGCTTTAGATCCAGTTTGATTATTTGTACTTCTCATCAATTTTTGATTAATATTAATTCCTGCTACCATACTTTACCCTCCTAAAATGATGTTTCAGCTTTTGAGATGTATTGAATATTATATGTTCGTGGATTAGTTTGGATATCCTCAGACTGATTTGTATAAACAATTCCCAAAGGCATTGAATTGGTGAATTCAATCGATGATAAAAGTTGAGCAAAGGCTGCTTCAGACATAGTGAACGTGGTTCCATCAGGCGCAATAAAATATGGATCGCCTATTGGTGAAAATCCTTGAACAGCTAATTTAGTTGTGTTTGCTTCCTGACCAAATGCTAAAACTCGATCTGCTCCAATATATATGTCTATTTGATGACCCCCCCAACTTGAACCAAAGGGAGGACAATTAATTAATAATGAATTTAACTTTCCAATCTGTCCCACTGCAGGCGTTATCGCTATTGTTTCAGAAGCTCCAGTTGCTAATGCTACTGTTTTCTGAGTATTCGCATTTACAATTTTTTGATTTATATCAATATTTACAGTTATATCCATATTAAAATCCCGCCTGTACGTTTAATGTAATGTTTGCAAGTGTATCATAACTTGAAGACAAATTAAAAATAAAATCAACATATTCTAATACAAGAGCATAGCCTGTTAAATCATTTGTAGCACTTGTGGCTACTGCTGTTTGTCCAAAATTCTTTTTAATATCAAATGGAACATTATTTGAATTGGATATTGAAATCCATTTTTTGAATGGTTCAAAATTTGGATAAACTCTTAATGTAGCTGTAGCTGTTGTTTTACCTGTTGAAAGTTTTATCTGTGTATTATCAGTTGAAAGTTCACAATCAACCAAAATTAAATTAATCAAAAATGGCCCTACTTTCTGTTCTTCATCTCCATAAACAGCAGTATTAAAATCAGCTGGTAATTTTAGAGTAATTATTGGATTCATTAGGAGAGTTAAAAGCATAGCCCCATTCCAACTTTCAGCTTTAAAATCCTCCCCTATTTTTACAAAGTTACCCATTTACATCTCCCCCTATCCCATTTATCTGTTCATATGTGTCTGCATCAAACCACATTATCCATTTACTGCTTTGAACCTTAATTGTGCCTAAGTAAAATCCTTCTGTCACAATTTCTGCATTTCTGACAATTGTAGGTAAATCAAATTCAGGTAAATGTGCTTCATGGATAAATGCGCCTACAACGAGTTCTAAACGATCAAAATCAATAGTTATGTCTGTCAAAATAGAATACCTCCTTTAAAATAATTATTCTGGAGCAATGTAACCATTATCAATAGTTACTTGAACTCCAGGTAAAACAAGATTTTTAATTACACTTTGTAAAATAGAAATATCTGTTCCCGTAGGTACTGTTATGGTTATCTGCTTTTTTTGCATGGCAAAATAACCACCAAATTTAGAAGCAATTCCAGTATAATTATTTGCTTTGCATTTGGATCCTGCTTTGGCAATATTTGGAATTGAATTTGAAATATCTATTTCAGTTTCATCGATATTTAATATTGCAGATACTGCTGTTTTTACTCCTGCGATTGTGATATCTGCTGAGATTAAACTAATTATGTTGGCCCTGTATGTGTTATCATCCATACCATTTCTTTGGATGCCAAACCAATCCCCATATCTTTCTAAATTAATGCCAGTAGCAAAGGGTAAAAATCGGCCTCGACTATTTTTAAAAATATCTACTTCCATTTGTGCAAAATATTTTCCTATACTTTTATCAATCAGGATTCTTCCAGGATTTTCAGGATCATTATTTATTATATGATCTTCTGGAAGTCTTTCTCTTATTTCAGTACCATAATCAACTTGAGCTGTTGTAATCTCTTTATCACAAATATAATACGTTATTCCTTCAATATCGTCTGTGGCAATTGCTGTGATATGGTCGGTTGGCAATATAAATTCATCTAAGGTTTGATATTCTCCAGTTCCAGTAATTACAACATAATCAGATGTATTTAGATAAAATCCTAATGTTTTGTTTTTAGGGATCTTAATAATTGTTTCAGCTGCTACAAGAGAAGGAGTTAATTTGATTCCTTCCCCTGCAAATTTGCCTTGAGTTGTAATCCTTGTAGTTGTTGGATTTGTATAAGCACGGCCATCTGGAAGGTATAAATCTGCAGGACTATACCCAAATTCACATAGTGCATATCCTATGCAGGTAGGATGATCAAAAACAATATTTATATCTTGAATTATATCCTCGGTCGGATATTCTGGTTCATTTGGATTATATAGTGGATTGTTTTCATCCCTATAATAATCATAAGTAATTATGGAAGGTAAAACATTATTTACACCTGCACGATTAAGATTATCTTCTAAAACTTCTTTAAACCATTTATGTTGCATTTGAAGTGAAACTCCGGTTGGGGCCGTTCCCATACCACGATAAATTTCGGGCATTATATAATCGCAAATAGGTGCCAGATCTTCGATGTATGCATCATGACTGGTAACAGGTAAAATATTAATTGAGAATATTTTATTATATTGATGTGCTAGATCTCTTACAGCTGTAGCAAAATCAATTAGATCCTGTCTATTTTGTAATCTTGCATCTATTGTGGAAGTATCCCAAAATGAATCCGGGTATAAATAATCATTTAAAGATACACCATCTATTCTAGGATAGGCTATTAATATTTCTTCTAATCTAGACAAAAACCAGGATCTATAAGTTAAATCTGAAGGATCTGCATAAGCTGTTCCTCCTTCAGCAACGAATGGTAAAACACAGAAATGGAACTTTAAATCTGAATCTTCAATTTCGGCCAGATTAGTTTCAAGTTGAGATTTACTTAATGTGTTGTTGGCTTGAAGTTGATGATCCAAATACCATAGATCTGTGCAGCCACTTTCTTTTATCAGCGGATACATTTCAGGATGTGCAGTGGCAACATTATCTTCAACCATACCCCCACGAATATAATTTGAAGGTGGAGCTTCAACTTCTGTTACAGTGACACTGTTATCTTGTATTGAGGTTTGACCGGGGATCCATTCATAAGGACTTGGGGGTGTTGAACCTGTTACCAACATACCTCCTCCATAGACAAATGTAGTGGCCTGTGGAGTGTAACCAGTTGCAATAATAACGCTTAATTTGGTTCCAACTGTTACAGTACGAGTTAATGGGATAAAATTTTCACTGTTATCATAATTGTAATAACCTGATCTTTCAAATCCAATTACATTTCCATCTGAATCTTTTTCAACTAAAAAGGCTTCTAAAGTTGTATCAGATCCCCCACCCGTGCCTAATAAAATTGAGTATATTTCATTTGATAATACATCAAATGATTGAATTTCTATTCCTTCATCCAACTGACTTCCCGGAGTAGATATTAAAACACTTGCATCTCCAAAGATTTTAACATCAGGATCTATTGAAATAGTTGCACCATTATATTCTACCATTCCATCCAAGTTACCATTTACTCCAGGATCTGCAACATTTACAGGCAATAGATTAGATAGTTTATTACTAACAGTGTTATTAAGAGATATTCCCATTACCATCTTATCACCTTTAAACAGCTTCAGACAATGTTATTGTTCCAAGTTGAACAGCTTCATCTTCATCTACTAATACATTGCCACTCGGAGCGCTAATTGTATAATCTAAAAAAGTAGTTCCAAGTGAATTAACAACTATTGTTTGTAAAACAGAGAATACAATTCCCTCTCCACCATTAAGGCCAACATATTCCTGTCCATAAGTAGTTGTACCACCATTAAAGTAGCATTTAATGTCTGATTCCAAAATTGGTTTTATGGCACTCCATGTTTGGCCTGATTTTAAAGTTACAGTTATAGTTACATCTTGAGTAACAAAAGTAGGTTTACTCACTTGAATTGTAATTCCACCTATTTTATGATCTTCCTGTGCAAATAATTCTGTTACAGCTGTGATAACCCCATCAGGAGTAGGTTTTTCAGTTCCATTCACATATAATACCATGTCATGAGTAGGGATTAAAGGAGTATCCACAACAACTGAATCATGAACTCCAATTATATTCCCTGATTCTTTTTTATACCAACTCACACTACCCGTAATTTTTCCTTTTCCAGACTCCAAAATCCTTTCTCTGAAAGGAGCGTCTAGTTCTTGATCCATACCTCCAATAAAAGCTGAGGGATTTGTTACTTCTAAATCAAAAAGAGGATTATTAATCGTATCTATTTTTCCTGCTAATACGTTCCCATTGGTCCCGCCAATACTAGCTATTCCTATAAGGTTTACATTAGTATCCCCTGCTTCAAGGGTAACTTCATTTTCAGTCTCAAAAAATAAACTTCCATCGGAACTGCAGGTCAGAGATGTACCAGAATCAATTACAATGTCCTCAACTTTAGCTGTTGCTGTACTAATAACTAAAGGCCCTGTTGCTTGTACTGCCTGTTTACGTCTACAATTAACTAGGATACCTATCATGTCCAAATGAGCACCACTGGCAGTGTGGACATATCCTTCATTAAATAAATAATCTATTAAAAATCTTTGTTGATATGCTGAAATTCCTACACTTTCAAGCACATTTCTAGCTTCAGCACCTTCATTAAAATCTGTGATTTTAGATTGGGCTGTCTGGAAATAGTTGATTAATGTATTTGTAATTGAGGCCTGATCCTCTAACACATAAACAGAATTATCTGCCATAATTTTCCTCCTATAAAGTTGATTTTGAAAAAACTAAATTATCCGTGCTTGATTCTCCAATTAATTTAACATCCACATCTCCAGAAAATCCTTGATTTGTAACATTGATATTAACTATACCAATATCTTCAACTCTAGGTTCTTGTAAAAGACATTCTGTTGTATATAACTGTATTAACTGTTCAGCTGTTTCTAAATCAGTTGTACCAATAACGTTTATTGATTGATTACCATATTTTGAATATCCAAAAACAATTAATTCATCATACTTTGTCAATAATCTAGTTTTAATAGCTTGAAGTGCATTGTCTTTACCAGAAATTAACTTAAAATCTCCTTGGGCGTTAGCAGTCCATTCAGAATCAATATCTGTGCCGAAGTCAACATCATTTGGCATATTAACACTCCCCATAAATTTCATCACGAACTAAAATAAATACTAATGACGCTGAAATTGGATCTATGAAGTGACCTAAAATAGTAGTATAAAATTTATATTGAATTTTAGAAACCCATGCTTTTTTTTCTGGATTTCTATCCTTTTTTAAAGTTACACCAGGATATTTTGAATTTTTTGTACTTTTTTCACTCATTTTTAATCTACTTTTTTTTAAATGGCCAATGCCTTTTATTGCACTATTTTTAGAAATTTTATCCCTTGTTTCTAGAGATACTGGATGCCCTGATTTCAATTTGGACATATTTTTACTAAACTCACTGGAACGTTTTGAACCATAGTTTGGATTGTCTTTTCCAAAACGTCCCCATAATGGATGATTGGGTCCAGATTCAAATCCTTCTCCGCCATTAGTTAAATTATAACCAATTTCAGGATTATTTGATTCATATTTAGAAATATATAATCTTTCTAATTGAAATAATACTTTTTCATCAGGATTAGAATCCAGGATGTCCCATTTAAAATTTTCAAAACCATATTTTCGTAATGCTCTATGAAAATAAAAATTGGATCCATTATTCATTTCATTTTTGTGACGGCGTTTCCTCTCTTTTAATCCTTCAGTGGTTTTTCCAATGTAATATTTGCCATTGAGTTGATTCGTTACTTTATAAATTATATATTTAGTAACCATAATAAAACTCCTTAAAATTTACCTATAATAACCGGATTTCCACTATGCCCTCCAATAAAAGCAATTAAAACAGAATCTCCAACACTTAAATTTAAAGTTGAATCTGCCCCTGAAAAACAAGATTGCAATATTGGAACCCCCTCATCATTATATGTTCCCGAAACAGTTCCAACACTTGCTAGATTTCCATTAATAGCTGTAACTACGGCTTTTATTGGAGGTTCACTCCAATTAAAATATTCTTTACAAAGAGTGTGAATTTCTTGTGATATTAATCCAGGAATATGTTTTTCTTCAGCCATGTTTCCACCAACTTGCAGCATGACAGGTTGAATCCCATACTCTCCATACCCCATTATATTTAATTTTTAAGTGAGCATGGCCCCCACTCCAACCTCCACATAACCTTGCAGGTATTGTTAAATATACTAATTTAACTTCAAATCCTAATTTTTCAATATATGACTGTGCTAATTGTGATTGATCAACACAATTTCCTAGTTTACTACTTAAAACCTGTGAATTAGTTTTTTTACTGTTTACATAATATTGGTATTTTATTGTATTCCAAAACCAGTCATAAAGACTCTGAAGATCTGTTACGCCACTTGGTAATCCTGCAACTGATGTTGCACATGTGGAATTTCCAGTAGCATTATTCTTGACTTGGCCAACAGCTGCATTTGTTGGGGTTGGCCCTGAAACACGTTTTAAATATAAATTGCTTCCATCAATTTTTTTCTTTCCAGTGACCGCACAGAAATCATTGTCATTTTCAGAAGTCCATTCTCCTTCAGGAACCCCTTTGGGATTCCATTTCAAAGTTTTTCCAGAGGATGGATCTTTATTTTCAAAACAAGTTAAATAATTACGGTAAGAATATTTAGAACGTACTGAAGGTTTAGCTACTGCACATACTGTATCACTATCAGAAGAAGTACAACTTGTGGAATCATCATCATTTGGGGGAACATAAATCCAATTTGAAGGAGGAGCCGGTTTTCCATCAAGAAACTGTATTTCGGTTGTTATGTTGTTTGGTTCTTGTGTAATTTTAACTTCTTGGGTGTAATATGCTTTTAATTTATGATAACTCCATTTAGGAGGAACAAAAATCATCCATTCTCCCTTATATATATCTAATATATCTGGAACAGTTAAATTGCCTGTGAATATAGGTTTTCCACTCTCTTTATATAATTTATCTGCTGCTTCTTTTGCTTCAGCTTTAGTAGTTATATTACTATCGTCTATTATGTCTCGGATATTTCCATATTTAATAACTAATTTAGTGTTTTTATAATCATAAAGCAATTCTCCGTCTTTACCATAGACTACAACCCCAGTTATGATATCTGATGCATTATATTCTAAGCCATATTCTGATGCAGATTCTTCAGTTATGAATACATATCCTTTCGTAGAGTTAGGTATTTTCCTTAAAATAGGGATTCCATCAGAATTTACAAAGAATTCAAGATTAGCTTCGAGATTAGTGCATTGTTGAATTATATCAATAGTTTTATTTGTGTCAATTATGATTTTATCATGAATAGTTGTTGTATTCATTATTCCATTAGTAGGCATCCCTTGTTGTCGAAGCAATTCCTTAATAATATCTGAAACTTTACATTTGTAATATTTAAGTCTTTTTTTTCCAAACAACAATCGTGTATAATCTAAACAACTGTAAGAATAACCTTGATCAGAATGAGATTCTTTAGGATCTGTTATCTGACCACCAAAGGGATGATGTTTTCCTATCACATTTACTCTTGACATTTCAGCATAATAGTTAGGACTTTTAAAGTCCGCCGTGTCGGCACTAAATAAGGTGTAAGTTAAAACTAAACTATAAAAGGGGGAGGTTTTCCCAGTGTATCCTTGAGCTTTATCTGTAACTTTGGATCTAGATGAACTTACATATACCTCACTTGTACCCAATGGGTTGCTTTTAGTTGTAGTCTGTTTTGTAGTTTCTTTACCTATTTTTCCAGATCCTAAAATCGGTATCGTTTTGGATTTTTTATGTTTATTATACCAAACTAACATCAATGTGTATCGGGTCCAGGAAACATAATCAACACGACGGGATGTAATGTAAACGATTTTCGGTTTCCTATTATAATCGTCAATAAATTTGTTAGTACGATTAATCATGTCAATAAAAAATGATTTGGGTACTAAAAGATTATCATTGCTTACATCTTTTTCCGTCAATCTAATAACTCCTTTAACTATCTGTTGTCCATTTATCTCCAACTTTCATCTGTACTTTTGAATCTTTGATTTTGATGTTGTAATCTATGAAATTTTTCCTGGTAACATTAAATGTAAAATCTTCTTGAAGTTTAATAGTTATAGTAAATCTTCCTTTTTTGTATTCAACAGGTTTAAAATCAATAATATGATAAAATCCATTGTATTTGGCTTTACTATTACTAATAAGAGGAACTCGTTTTCCTTTTTTCCACAATGTATCGATTTTAGGATATTGGGAATCATTAGCAAATGCACTGATTTCAAGTAAGCGGCCACCGTTTCCCTGATAACTTGTATGACTTCCACTTGCTCCGACAATCTGTGAAACTGGCCGCATTAATTGGGGGTCTAAACTGATGTTCGTAACAGGAATTGTAATATTATCAATTGTAACATAACCAGACATAACGAACCTCCACTATTCATAAAAATATAAATAAAAAGTAATGACAAAAATAATAATCATGAGGATAAATGTGGTTGCAGTCGTTTTGCTGCTATTAGTGATTGTAGCATTTTCAGGAGTGGGTTTTGCTACAAGTGTAAGTGACAAGGGAAGTAAGATAACTACTCCGTTGAACTATAATGCTGATTGTGATAATGAAAGGCATGTTTATAGTTGGGAAACAGTTTATTACAACACTAATCATATGCAACTCAAAATGTTCATGAGGGAACAAAAAGTAACATCTGTTCGAGTAAATGGGAAATATAAAGATAAATGGGTTAATTGGAATAATCAGAGACATACTTATACAGTTAGTTGCACTAGAATAAATTCTAATCATTTAAAAATTGTCACAAAGGTATATAATAATGGGAAATATATTGGTGGGGATGTTCAATCATTAAAAACTAAACATTCAGTGTATTATACCTACAAACGCAATGTTAAACACAATATTAACTATTTTATAAAATATGGAGATAGATATTGGATGTGAATTTTATGGAAGAAAAAAAAATAAATAATGGATTTAAATGGTGGGAAATTCTTCTTTTAATGGTTATAGCAATTTATTTAGGATATTTAATAGTTGGAGTTATTGGTTCGGTTATAGGGATAATTATCGTTTCGATTATTTCATGGCGTAAAACTAAATAAAAAGATCTAAGCAGATCTTCCATTTATTATATTTTCTTGATTTAGCTGTTTAACCCATCCCATTAAATGATCGGCTGTCTCTTTATCTGCTACTTTTCCAATAGTAATGTTATAATTGTGTTCGTGTTTACTTGCTGTATTTGTGATACTTTTTGTAATTCCTTTTGTTGTACTGTTTAACATATCTCCGCCTGAAGCATTTGCATTATCTCCTCCACGAGCTCCACCAGTCATCCTATTCACAATCGCATCTAATATTTCACCTGGTGAAGGTATACTCCAATGCAACCAATCAATGAACTGTGCAACCCTATTCAAAACATCTGCAGCTCCTGGAATGCTCCAAAGTAGTTGTGTTATATAATCTCCAATCTTCTGAATTATATTTGGTATTGAAGGGATCTTCCAGATCAGGTCATGAATAAATGTAGCAATTCTTTGGATTATCTGTTGAACTGTTGGGATCTTCCAATTTAGCATTGGAATTTTAGATTTGAGCATGTTTATGATGTCTGTAACAGTAGGAAACTTGAAACGTGACATATCGAGCATTCCATTCTTACCAAATATATCATTACCTATGCTCTTGTTTCCACCAGTTCCAGCAGCACTCGCAGGTTTAGGCAGTAAGCCCCCAAGAAGTCCCCCTAATCCTCCACCTTGTAAAAAGTCAGGGGTCTTAAATGCGTTTCCTGTTAACCAATCTCTTGCACCAGCTAAACTAGGAATTTTAAGCCCACTAAATCCTCCACTTATATCTCCCCAGTTACTTTGTAACCCTTTTATAACATTAAGAGGGGCCAACGCCCCAGATAATGGGGAATCTTTAAGTGCTGATCCAAATCCACTTATTCCTCCACCAATCCAACTTAATCCACTTCCTAATTTTCCATAATTTGAAAATTCTGTTTTCTCCTGATCAACCCATGATCCCCCACCAAATTTACCTGTTGAAATTGTAGACATCAATAAAGGTAGAGGTAATCCTTTTCCAAATGCTGAAACTCCTCCAGCAATTGAACGTCCCATGTCACCAGTTCTACCAAATAAATCTGAACCAAAATCCATTGCGTTATATGCATCAGCTACAGCATAAGCTCCAGGTATAGCTACTGCAGCCGCATCTTGTAATGAAAATTTTTTTGTTGGATTCGTTGGAGATCCAGGAGTTCCAGTTGTTCCTCCACAAACTGTTTTACTTGTAGTAATACATTCTTTAGGTGCACAAGGGGTTTTGTTTAATATGTTAAGTGCATCTGTTATTCCTGAGATTCCATCCTTAGCATTTTTGAGAAGAATATAAACTCCACCAAAGGCCATTACAGCAGCCACGGCCAAAGGGGCTACCAATAGAATATCTTTTATTGGACCGGGCAATGCTTGGAATCCATGAAGAATTCCTGCTAAAATTGGGAATGCTGCAGTACCAAAATCTTTTAAGATTGGAATTATTTCATATCCTACACCTGTAATAAATTGAGACCATAAATTGCTTAACTGAGCCATTATTCCTTGATAAGAATGTTTATAGGCCTCATTTGCAGCTGCACCATTTTGAAGTGCAACGGTTTGAGTTAATAAATTACTTCTCTGTTCAGTAGTTAAGTTAGCCCAGTCTTTCATTGTGAGATTGTTCTGCTTAAGGACATCATTGAACTTATTAGTATCCACACCAGCAGTGGCTAGAGTCTTAACAAGTAAAGTGGGCTTGTTAATCATGTTGGTCCATGCTTCTGAAACTGTGTTAAAACCTGCTGGATCTCCAGGATATTTAATCATTGCAAGGGCACTCATGGCCTCTACAGAACTTTGCTGGATCTGCTTGTTTACTACACCCACTCTTGAAAGATTACCTATTGCACTTATGATGTCTCCACGAGTTCGGGCCGTGTCTGATTGAATAGAATCAATCATTGAAGAATATTCAGCTTTGACAGCTTCCATTTCAGTTCCAGATCTACCAAGTGCAACTGTAAGTCTACCCCAATTCTGTTCAGATTGTTCAGCAGATTTAACACCCATATAAGCAATGACGCCTTCAGCTGCAACAATGGCTCCAGCACCTACGAGTAATCCTTGGCCTACTTGGGTCATTGTTAATCCAAGTTTATTGACAGCACCTTCAACACGGCCAACTTGGGGAACTGCAGCTGCCATCTTAGCATTTGCAACTTCCATATCAACCCCCATCTGAGATAAACGGCTGATATCCATGCCTCGCATAGCTGGTGTTAACCCACCTACAACAGCAGATTCAGCAGCCACGGCTTCTAGTTGAAATTGGTTTAAAGCCAAATTTGCCTTTGCCATGTTTTGCTCAGCAAGTGTCATCCCCTTCGATGTGTTGTTACCCATACCTACCATTGTTGCAGCACTTTGGGCTTCCATGGCACTCATGGCAGCTTGGGATTCTACAAGTGAGGCGTTGAGAGATGTGAATCCTCCACCTTCGTAGATAGACCTTATGTTGATAAGGAGTTCTTCTAGCATTGATAATCAGTCCTGGTAAAAATAAAAAAATTTAATTTGGATTTGGATTTTCTCGGTCTAAAATATCTTTATAGACATTTTCCAAGATACTTAAAAAAATAATTTGAACATCGGTCAGATCACTGATTTTGTCTGTTAAATGGTATTTTTGACTTTTAATTAACATGATAAGCCATGCCCATTTACCATCCTCTTCAGGATCTAACCATTGCCGAAAAGTTCTTTAATGGCCTTAGTTTCAAATCTATCTTCAAACTCTCCACTTATAAATCTTATTTCTTCGGAAATTGCAGCTGTAGCTCCATCTGATACTTTCCTTATATCTTCAAGAGGGATCTTCACACCATCAGTATTCTGAACCCATCCTGCTTCACATACCATTTCGATGAAGTTTCGCTGAGCTACTTTTTTCCCACGACCATTTGTGTTTTTCTTACTTATGGCCTTCTCAATACGGTTACGATCCATTCGAGATAAAGGTTTAATATACACAGGCATTTTCATTTTCTGCTGAGTTTTAAGGTCAAAGAAAACTATTTCACGTTTTAAGACAGAATCTTTTCCTTCGACAACCAACCTTTCAAAATCAAACTCATCGAGTTCTTCTAAGATTTCATCTTCATCGATATCTTCATCAAAATCGTTTTCATCGATATCATCAGAAGGTTCTTTGTACATTTTAGCTTCATCATAATCTTCAGGCATCTCATATCAACTCCCATAAAATAAAAATTGGAGATTTTAACTCCATTTCCTAACACGTTTAAGTACAGTAAATCCAATTGTTTCACTGTCAAGTTTACCAGGACTAACATCACCAGAATATTTGGTCATGTAACCACCAGTACAGGTGTCGGTGAATTGTTTACCATTCCTAGTTCCAGTTATAACAATAGGAATATTAGATTTGAGATTTGCTGCAAGATTCTTTTCAAAGTTAGGATCATAGGTAACAGTTCTATCAAAGGATAGATCCCACTGTTCTGTTTCATCTTCAGCTATATCGATACCATCAAAGTGTTTGACGATATCGTTATCTTTTTTCAGGTCGTAGCTGTACTTTTTACATCGTGCAACCTTTATTCCATTCCAATGAATTGTCACATTTCTACTTGCTGCCATTTTTAGGCCTCCATTGAAAGTTTTATCCTGTAATTAATGGCCTTGAGAATGCCTGGAATTATAAACTCGAAATCAACATTAGCTATTTCGCTGTTCTGTGTATCTGGAGTGATAGCTACAGGGATATCCTTAACAATGTTTTGATTGATAAGGTCCTGTTTCCTGTTTTCCAGTTCTCCAAGGGCACTTTCTATGCTTGTACTAATTCCAACTCTACCTTTCCAATCATCCAGGTTAAGATATTTAATACAGAAATTCCTGATTTTTGTAGCGTAAAGTTCACTTGTTGGAACTTTTTTACCCTGGTCATCAACATCCCTTATAGCGGTTACACTTGAAACAATACCATAATCATTGTTTTCATGAGTCATGAGTTTAAGAAGTGTAACTCCACCATTAACTAAAGCGTATCCATCGTCAGTAGCGCCAAATTTAAAAGTAGGTGTAATAGAAGTGACATCTAAAATTTTCTTATTTGTAGAACTTTCATTCACAGCTAACCCTGCTTCATATGCTACCATTCGGGCAACAAATTCAGATTCAGATAGTGAATCATTATCAACATTTCCTTTCTGGTAGAAATAGAACATGTTATCTGAGTCAGTTGTTCCAACGTTTGTGAGAGTAGTTGCAACATTGTTAGATTCTGCAAGAGCGAAAGCCCCTATAGCTGGTGTGGCCAGTGCAAATTTACTGTCAAGCCATGCCTTTAATGTTGGAAGGTATGTTGGATCTACAGTGTCAGTTAAAATTAAGTAATCAAAACTTTCATTCAAAACAGTTGCTAAAGCATTTGTTATGTCTGTTGTGGTTGGTGAAGCTGTTTCAGTTCCTCCAGCTAAAGCTGTATCAGTAACTGTGGCTAATGTTCTGGCAAGTTCTGTTGATGTTCCACTAGCAACAAGATAATTATCACTAGCATTAATCTTATTCATGATGTCAGTTGTATTTGCACAATTGTCTATCTGGTCAACAATTACATCATTTAATTTAATTGTGACTTTCTGTCCACTAATTGTTCCTGCACCTATGGAAATCTTTAAACCTCCACTTGCACCATTTGCCCAAGGACCTCCACTAACTGCAGTTACATGAAGTCCAACAGCTGAACTTGCATCTAGTAATGTTGCAGAAGCTTTGACTGTTGTTCCTGTTTTAACACAAATACAGTCAGTTGCACCGTAGTTTTCATTTTCAAGGTCCTGTTTAAAGGTATAAACAATTATGTTTGTACCACTGTAACTGGCACTTGCACCCATACCTTGCAATGCATCTGAAGCACTTTTAAAGAAGTATGGTTTATTTGCATCTCCTCTTTCAAAGTTTCCTATAATGCATACACGGCCAGCTGTTCCGAAGGTTCTGGATACATCACCTTTTACAATCTGGGCACTTGATCCAGGTATAACAATATTTCCCATAAATTAGTCCTCCTCATCAACGATAAACGCTGGTTTTTTTAAATATTTTTCATAAGATTTTTCTAATTCTTTTTCAGAACGTAAATCTTTTAATTCACATCCTAAATGTGCTTTAAACCCTGCTAAAGTCAATACATCAACGTTATTTTTTATAGCAAAGTTTTGAAGTGAAATTTTGCCCTTTGGAATTTTTTCTTCCTGGATCTCTTCCACTTTTTCTTCATCCTTATTAGTCATCTTGAGTAACCTCCGATTCATTGAGTTTAAACTCATCAAATTCTTTTTCAGGCTGTTCGTAATCCTCAACCACTTCAAAAGTAATAGTCACAGTTTCAGTGAACATAATCACATGTTCCATGGTATCGTCTTCTGTTTGGTAATATGGTTCAATATCACCAATCACTGGCTCACTGCAGAAATCTTCTAAATTCTCAGAATTCATTATAGTTCTAATTAAAGCGTCTTCAATCTTGTTTATCAAATCAGTAGCTGTGACGTAATCCTTTGTTTCAAGTATTTGAATGTGAAAACCAAATGTTAATTTACGGTCTAAATAATCAAATCCTTCATCACCATTTGCCTGATTTTTGGCCCTGAAAATAACAATCCGTTTCTCCTTGTAATTTTGCATGTTCGTATCGCCAACAAAGAATGTGGGGATATCTTTTAGGAGTACTGGATTCTTTATTATAGAATCATCTTCAGCAAGTTCTGCAGGGATGACAATTTCCTGGCTTGATGTGATGTCAGATTTGATTTGTTTATCTAAATCTGTGCTAACCATTAATTCACCTCAAAAAAAATAGTAAATAAATTATAAACTTAATGCGGCTCTAACACGAGTCTGCATTATCCTTGGGAATAAAACTTTCATACTTGTACGTGTAGGTCTAACATAAGGTTGTGCCTTAGCAGGACCTACACATCTGGTAAATATCATCTTCCCTTTGTACTCAAATCTTAAAGCATGTGCAATATTAATCGCACCACTTGTTTTAGAAAAGAAATCTCCTTTATTTGGTGCACCTTCACGAAGTCCTTTAGCACAGAAACTTTTACGACCAAACTCGATAGCCATGGGTTGAGCACCTGTTTTAGTTGGTCCAAATATACGACCCCAATTTCCTTCAGGAAACCATTGAACCGACCCCATTAAACCTCCAGTTTTACTGTGAGGTGTGAGTAATGCTTTTTCTTGTTGAACTCCCATCTTAGCTGCTTCGTCAAGCCCATCACCTATTGCAGGTTTTAATGCCTTTGATTTTATGTTCATGTTCCAGGCAAGGGCACTGATGTTAGAATCAATAGTTGTTCTGACAGCTGCCATCTGGATCATCCTCAAGTAAACTACTGTCTATGTTAAAGATTCTAAATGGAAGATCATCAGTTGTATTTTCAGTGATTGGGCTACATTCTTCAAGGTCTTGTCTAATCTCTGGAGTTAATGGATTATTTGTCACTACTTTAACAGCATATTTATTTACGTTGATGATAGGGCCTTGACGATTTAGTTTAGCTGTGTTTACCATGTTGATAGCGATTCGTTTGGCTGCACTTTCGATGCAAATAGGGATCTGTTCGATTTCATCGTCTTCAAGTTCCTTTGAAAAATCTTTATTACGATTACTGTCAACCATGGCTTTAGCATCAATGAGATATTTCTGTATTTTAGCTTCGAGTTTATCCTGTCCACTTGTAGGATCAGGACTAGATGGATCATTAAAACCTAAATCAACTGGTTTCACCCCGCAATCATCGAGTACATCCTGAACATTACTGTAAAACTGTAGATATGCCATGGGATCACCTGAAAAAATAATTATTTTTTAGTTTCTGCTTTGGTTTTAGGTCCAGGTTTTCCTTTTTCCTTTGGTTCAGATTCTTCTTCCGGAACTTTCTTTTTTGGAGTAGGTTTAACTTTTTCTTCGGCCTGTTTTGCCTTCTTTATTAGTTCTTCTTTGATTACTTCAGGTTCAATTATCTCATATTCTGGTTCTTTGAGATTCCTTTTTTCATTGAGTTCTTTGATCCATTGAGCTTCCTCTTCGGTGACAAAGATTGAACCATCTTCAAAGTCCATATTTTTTCCTTTAACACTAAGACTGTGATTTGATTCTTTATTTTTAATTCTAACTTCTATCATTATATTTCCTCCAAAAAATAGAATTAGGCAGGATCAATATATTCAACGAATACTTTGATTTTACCTGCTGTGATTTCTTCTGCACCTATCTGAAGTAGTAAAGCTCTGTCATCAGTAAGGATTAAGAAGTTACCTATTGCATTATCTTGAGCTCCGACTACGGGGGCTGCTGCATCCCATGCATCACCTGCTGTTTTTATTGCAGTTGCTGTTTTTATATCATTAGCTGCATTAAGTGTCAGGGCCAATGTAGCATTATCTGTTGTGGGACTTGTGAATGTTGTATAAACCTTATAAAATGTTCTGGTTACAATTGCACCATTAGGTATTAGAACACCATTTCCAAGTAAGTTAAAATCACCAAACACATTCTTTTTAACTGTATGTGCTGCAGTATCTGAACCCGCAGTTGCTGTGATATTTATTGCGGTTCCTGCCATTGCGTTAGCTCTTGAAGATGCAAGTTTAAAGGTAGATGGATCTACATAAATTGCATAATAAGCAGTAGCTGCACTCAAACCAGTTGGTAATGTTCCTGCTGTTGAAAGTAAAACTGTATCTCCTGTTTTAAGTCCATGGTTTGCTTTAGTTATTGTATCATTTGCAATACTTACTGCAGGATTTAAGAATGTGAATGTTGCAGCATTTGCTGAAAAATCATAAGTCCCGATAGCTAACTTTTTATTTTGGTCCTGAATAGCTTTTAATTTGGTTCCAATTGCAGAATCAACAGCTCTAAATAACTTATTTATTTTTTTAGATAATTTTAAAGTTATATTTCGTCCATGTATAACTGTTTTAGTCATATCATTTCCTCCTAAAAAAATTAGGAACTAAAATTATTCAGTTTTAGTTCCGATACCGTACATTCTACCCTGGAATCTTTCGCCCCTAATCTGGAAGTAATCCATAGAAGCAATAACTTCACTGGTACCTAAGAATGCTGCAGGTACATCGAACCTTGTAGGTTCTAAAAGCTGTTTAAGTCTTAACTGTGGTTCAGTAAGGACATACAGTTCGTTAGCATCTGTGGTATGTGGAACTTTGTTATCAACGATAATAGGGATGTTCCTTCCGTTAGGTGCATTGTATGATGTAACATTATATCCGAATCCCATGTCAACAGTAGGATTGACCTGAACATTAGGGTATAATATTTCTTCAAGTTGAGATTTCACATTAGCAGTTGTAAGTATTGCAGTAGGACTGCCTTTACTGTCCATAACTTTCTGACAAAGAGCATCTATCTGGAATTTACCTGTTAACTGATCTCCACCTAAATCTTTGGTGTTTGTAGTTACTGCATTCTTTAGACCAAGCATGGTATTTGAATTACCATCCCCAACAATCATGTCCTGGTTTAATGTGTAGTAATGGTCAAGAATTGCGTCTCTTAACTCATCTGCCCTAACATCTGTAACATCCTGTGCTCCAAGCTGTTCCATCATTGATATTTTAACAGGTGTAACATAGGTTGTCATTAGTCCTGCTAATTTATCGTATACTGAATCACTGCCTGTAGGAATATTATCAGTTTCACCTATAGCAGAGGTTGCAACACCAGATGTTTTAACTCTTGTACTCACAAGTTTAGACCTATGGGTCTGAACCTGTCCAAGTCCCTGCAATCTTAGAAGGAACGGAGTATCGTTAATTGTATAATTTACTATTTCTGGATCAAATACTTCAGGTATTAAATCTCCACCTGAACCATCTGCAGTGTTTAACATTTTACCTGCAAAGTATTCAGAAAGTGAATTCATGCCTGCTTCATCTTTCATTAATTCTTCTATTGTGGTCATAAGTTTCACCTCATTGATTATTTGTAAATTTATTTCCTCTCAGCCATTTCTTTGATACTCTTCCTTTTGGTTGCGGTAGATTCTGGAGTTGATTCCGGACTGTTTAAAGACTGACTGTTTGGATCTATTCCAAGTTTTTCAACAATCAAATTCTGGGTATTTAGTATTCCTTTGATTACTGGATCATCCTCAGTTTTAACAGATACTTCTGTTTCCTTTTCTTCCTCTCCAGGATGGGCTTTTCCACATGCTCCACAGAATTTATCATCTTCATGTAATTCTTTACCACATGCACATTTTATTGAGGATTCCTCTGGTTCTTTTTTAAGAGCTTCAATTTCCTCTTTAAAAGTTGTGTTCTCAGTTTTCTGAGCTTCTAATTCATCTTTTAATGGTTGTGTAGCATCTTTAACAGATTTTTCAACAAAAGTTTTTAGTTCATCTTCATTCATGTCGTCAACCTCCTTAATTGACTTTTCAGTAGTAGTTTTATCTCGCTCATTTTGAGCAGTAGTTATTAATTCTTTAAGGCCATCCAAAGCAGTCTGTGCCTTTTCATGAGCTTTGTTAAGTGTGTCAAGAGTAGCATTGCTTATACTTCGGCCTGCTTTAAAAACGGAGTTACGTTTAATACTTGTAAAAATAGCATTTTGTACACATGGTCTATCTACAAAAGAAACAGTTACAGGAACTGGGTTTTCAATGTCTTTGATTAAGGTACGTTTATTAGCATAAAGTTGAGCTAATACATCAGTTTCACTTTTTGTTGCAGCTATAGATTCTAAAAGTTTTTCCGCATCTTTTTCTGAAATATAAGTCCCACTATATCCTTTATAGGTTCCATCCTGGATCTTATTCCATGTTTCATCGTCAGTTACTTTAGATCCAATCATCCAAGTACTAACAGGATATGTAATTTCTTCACCCAAAATATTAGTCAAAGTTTCTTCTTGTTTAAGAGTGTAATTTTCTACAACATCTCCAGTTTGTATTCCATTTGCACCATAAGTGTGCATGTCATCATTGATTCTAAAAGTATTGAATTTATGGCAGAAATCTTCAACCTCGCTAGGTGTGAATACTTTTTCGCCGCGTTCAAAATCACAATCTGGACAACCAGGAATCATCACTGGACCATAAACAATGCGTTTAGCATCATCTTTAGAAACAAATGTTCCCATTTTCATTGCTTCAAATGTTTTAACTTCTTGTACTGGTTCTGATGTTCCAAGTGTAACTTTGCCTTGATCATCAATGGAATAAGGGATTTTGAATGTTTCTTCAGAATAGTCATAAGTGACAGGATCTTCTGTTCCAATATAAACAACAACATGATCATCATAAGTTGCATATATTCCACAATATTGATTACGTGATAATCCATCTTGAATAGCTGAAATGATTAGATATTGTTTTTCTTCGTAACTTCCCTGTGCTCTTGCGTATTTCACTGCTTCATAGTTAGTTACTGCTTGAACTTCTGTTGATTCGCCAAGGGTTATTTCTCCACTTTTCTCATCAACTGTGAACTCTGCCTTGTAAAATTTGTCATCGTCCCAATTTGTTAGAATTGTTGAACCGGCCATGATTGGATCTGCAGGTTCGATATCTTGTGGCCATACTCTTGAATTAGAATCTTTGTTCTCGTTAGCTTTGGCTCTGATTTTATCTTGAAGCTCACTATACGTTTTTGGTATCATATTTACCTCCTTTAAATTAGTTTAGAAAAAATAATTATAAACTTCGTCATACCGTGGTTTAAAGAAGTTCATCCAAATTTTTATTTTAATAACTCTTTAAACTGAATTCCAAGCTTAAATCATCGTTATTTAAAATCAGTGAATTAAACAAAATAGTAAAAATAAAAAAATTAATGAAAAATGTTCAAACTACTCTAATGAATCCAAAACTTCTTTGTGTCTATCTAAACATTTTTCAAGATCTTCAGGAGTAGTGGTTAATTTACATTCTGCCATAATCTCTGTGGCCTTCTTTAACTTCTTTTGATTTTTCATCTGTTTCTTTAAAAAGTTCTTCATCTAAACACCTCCTAAATTGCACTTAAAACAGCAGGATTAACATCAACCATTCCAACCATCTTGTCCCCTACTAATGTCATGTCGTAATATTGTGCTGGATCTTCAGCTTTGGTCTGTGGATCTTCAGCTGCAACGATTATATCTTCGCAGTTTGTATGCCATGGAGGGAACCCTTCTGGTGGATTCTCTATTGGATAAGGACCATTTGCTGCTAACTCTTCACACTCAGGACATGCATTTGGACCATTTACAGCATCCCACATTGTGACTCCATATTGTCTGAAACTTACTTCTAATCCTTGATTTCTGGCTCTTGGTGCTTCAGTTTTAGCAATCATCTGAGCCCGTTCTACCATTGAATATGTGCGTTTACCACTCTGTAACGGTTTGATTCCAACTGTTTCTAGGTTCGCTGCAATCTTTTTGATTCCTAAATCATTGGCTACACCATTCCAAACTTCTGTTCTAATACTTTCTTTAACATCAGAAGATAACTGTCGGACCAATCCAAAGTTATATTGAGTTAATCGGAACAATGCATTGGTATCAACTTGACTTGTAAATGCTTTGACTTCCATATCTTTGAAGCCTGTTGTCTTGCCTAAGTCATAGAAACTTTTCACATAACCTCCAATAGTCTTGGCATTGGTGTATATGATTTTATCCATCTTTGGCTCAATGGCCATTAGAAAATCAGCTTTTTGGATGTCATTTGCTTCAGCTTCTTTTAAGTAATTAACACTAATCTCCACTTGTTGATTCATGAGGCCATTAATTAAATTGTAGAATTCCTCACTTTGAGGAAGTGGCCATCCTTCACCTTCTTTAATAGCAAAGTGTTTAAGTTCCTCGTCAGTATAAGAGTCATAGGTCCAAGGAGTAGGTTGTGCTTTGAGTTGTAAAATAGCCTTATCTGTGGCTTTGATTGCAGAGTTAATCAGATTATGTGGAGTTTTCATAAGATTTCTTTGCCTCCTTTAAATCTTGTTTAAACTCTTCTAAAACTTTAGCCACTCCTGGAGGGATTAAAATATTCCCATCGTCTAATGTTATAGGTTGTCCATTGATATAATAAGCTTGTAATGCTGGATGTTCTAAAACTTTTTCTGGAACGTTGAACCCACGTTTAGCAGCCCATTTATTTATGATGTCGATTGGTCTGGCCCCGGCCATGTTGAATAATATTTGATCTATATTTACTTCTTGTTGGAGATCATCAGTGTCTATTTCTTCAAGTTTGAGCTTCCAATCCTTGAATCCAAATCCTTTTTTTCCCCAGATGATATGTTTGTTGATAAGATCTTCCCATCTTCTCTGTCTAGGAGTTATGACACGATTCTTATAATTTTTATTAGATTGTCTTGCTGTATCCCCACCAAGTGCTCCTGTGTCACGAATTCCTATTTGGCTCGGATCTAACCGATGTGCAGCCATGACTTCTTTACTATTGTCTAATCTGTAAAGTCTCCAACTACTATCTTTTATATCTACAGAAATCTTTTCGAACTTGACATCTACAGCAATATCTCCATTGTCATTAGGTATTAAAAGAACCATTCCACTTCCAGGATTACCTATATTCTCTTTAAGTCTGGCTTCTAAAGTCGCTTGCAATATCGAAGATCCTTCTATCTCTTTTCCATCTTCATCTTTGAGAGGTTTATCATCAAAATCTCCTGTAATGAACACAGCATAAGTAGGCATTCCAAAATTTTTAAACCAAACTAAGTTATAGTCAACTGCTGCTTTGTCTCCAAGCATTGTTGTTCTTACTGGAATCCAATCTGGAGTACCATAATAACTAGTTTTAGAACTATAATTATAATCATAAATTAAATCATTAGCAATTTCAAAAGCAGATAAATTATTAGGTCTCAAAATTACTTCGCCTGTGTTAACATTAACATCAAATTCTTGACCATCCTGCTCTATGGTTACATCATTTTCTGGCGTATAATGAAGTACCTCATCTATATATTTGTACCACTTTCTTACAATTCCATCCCATGTTTGCATGAAACGGTTCTTATCACGATGGATTCTTAAGGTGTGTCCATGGACATGGACTAACTTTAATGGTTTACCTGTAGATACCCCTCCAACCCTAATAAGTTCAAGACCACCAAAACCAACCTGTTCCTCATCCTCAGCTGCCCTTGTAATTATCTCAGTTATTGAAGGAACACAATTATTAATGAATTCTTCAAGAACTTTCTTTTCAGCATCACTAGGATTATCAACTAAAGGTTCTAATCTACACCCCAAACCTGCAACATCAACAGCTTTGGTTTTAACACTGCTTGAATGGTAAGTGTTAACATCTGAAAAGCCTATTAATATTTTTGGATTGAAAGGTGGTTTAACTAGTCCATAAACGTCATAATTACTTACTAATGATTCTGGAGCTTGTTTGCTGTTTTCTCCAAGGTTACTTTTTGTTGCTGCAATTCTTTCAGTGAATGGATCCTTATCTTGTTCAGGATTTGGTTTCATTGCATACTCATCGAGAGTGCGTTTAAGCACGACTTGACCTGTATCTGTACAAAATGCTACTGGTTGACTCATCTTAACTCCTCAAATTCTATGCAATAATACTTGCTCCTTTCCTTCTAAGTTTAATATATCCATAAGCCACTGCATCTACAATATCATCATTTTTTCCTTCAGGGAATGCTTTAAATTCTGAATTAATTGCTTCAGTAAGTTTAAGATCGTTAATAGCAAAAAAGACTTTTTCATCTTGAATACCATATTTAAGAGGTGTTCCCCTGTCCGGTTTGCTTTTAATTGGAATAGATCGTCTGACACGATACCCTTTGAGTTGACGTTTCCATTCATCCCAGAGTAGATTTCCATCTCCAGTTTTAGCAAATTCTAAAAGAATAATTACATCTGGACCGTCGCGTTTGGCCGTGTTTAAGACCATATCTTTAGTGTTATTCTCACCAGTCTCCTCTTTCTCCCTACCAAACTGACCACGTATAAGTTCTAATACTCCAACACGGCCTTTATTAGTACGGCACATCAAGGCCCCGACCGTATAGTCGGCATGTAATGTTTCACCACTTGACAGATCCCAACTACGCATTCTTTTAATAATCTTCTCTCCAGGTTGAAGAGATTCATATTTAAGTGCATCCACATCGAAGAAATCAGATGTTTCGTCTAAAGGTTTTTGTTGCCAAATAGCACTGAATAAACGTTCTCCAACAACGCCGAGTTTGGAGTTTAATTCTTTAAGGGAATACTGTTCAGGCCATAAAGTAGTTCCATCTTCTTTAATGGCTGAAAAGGTTATGAATTTAAATAAATCTGATAATTTTTCTTTAAAGTACCCGATAAGATCATCACTATGCCATCGGGTGTGTAAAACTAATAATTTTGTATGTGGTTCTAATCTTTGGATAATAATTCTTTTGAACCAATCTATTTTCTTCTTTAATGCTGTGGGGGTGAGTTCATCCTCTTCACCTTTATAAGGGTCATCTACAATTATGTAATCTGCATCTTGACCTGTGATTGAACCTGAAGCACCTGTTAATCTAATACTTCCACGGTATAAGTTGCCGTCTTTATCACAGAACTTTAAATGGGTGCTGCTATGCTTAACATCACTAAGATAAACATTAAATCTGGGGCCATGTTTCTTTATAAGTTCTCTAAGATCTATACCAAACTTCTCTGCAAGTGTATTTGTATTTGATACGATGAGAATATTTAAATTAGGATTATCAAAGATAAGCCATAATGGATAGGCTATTGTAACCATTGAAGATTTACTATGCCTTGGAGGCATTGAAATAGCTAAATGTTTTTTTAATTTACCAAGAGTTAAAGCCATTAAATGTCTTGAAAGATCTTTGATATGTTTAGCAGGTTTTGCATCAGATCCAAAATGTTCTTGAGTTACAAATAATCTATAAAAAAGGTATAAATCATTTATAAAGCGAGGATCCAAATCATTCTGCATCATACCCTTCACTTTCTAAAATGTTCTTCTGAGTTTCTTTATTAAATGAAGTAGATTCTGAAGTCGAATGTTCCTGCTTTATCTTACCTGTCTGCTCAACATGTTCAGTTGCAGCACCTCTAGCAAGTCTTTCATTTCTTACTCCAATCTCCCATGTTCGGGCAGCTGCATTTCTTCGACCTTCAGGTGATGCTTTATATTCTTCAGCTGAATACCCAACTTCTTTTAAATCATCTAAAGCTGCATCTTGAACTATTCTAGCATCTTTAGCCTGTCGTTCATTCATCTCTTCAATTGCCTTCCAATTCTTTTTGAGTCTCTCCTCATCCAAAAAATCATCATAGGCACTTGCACGTTTCACCCAATCATAGTTTCGAGAATACTTCTCGATCATCTGCGAAGATATTGTTTCATCCTTATCTTCTTGGTACTTTACCCTTACTTTTTCCAAAGATCTTGTTGGACCAAGGTCTCTATAAATAGTAAATAATAAAAATGCCTTATCACGTTCATACTCGGCACGTTTCCAAATTTGGGAATCTTCAGACATTTGAATCACTTTGAACTAAATTGATATAAATTGATTAAAAATAGGGTAAAAATTACTAGAAATGATATAAAAATTAACTTCTTTTGTATCGAGATTTAAGATAATTTAATGCAATTCTATGATCTTCAGGTGTTGGTGGAGGTCCTTGATAATAAGAGAAATGTTTTATGTATGGATTATAAATGGTCTGACTCATAGTTCTGCAACCTTTGACTCTTCAACTATCAACATATCCCCGCCACATGGACATGTATAAACAAATAATTTACCATTTTGAATAGTCCCATACTTCTTGATAAATTCGAGAGCATCCTTACCGTAGATATTTGCTTCGTTTGACACCCCACATTTAGAACATCTTAAATTGAATTTCAAGGTTCTCAAGCCTTCTTTGTGATTATTAATATAATTTGATTACAACGAGTAATCCACCTAAAAATGTGATTAACATTAAAATAAAAAATCCTAATATCCAATTCATTTTACTATTTAAATCTTTAAATCCGTCGTTCATTTCTTGTCTAAGAGTTTTATCTGCTTCTTTAAGAGTTCCATTTGCTTCTTCTTTGGCACCCATAAATTTGTTTACTATACTTTTGAACCTAAATAGTTCTCTTAAATCTTTGTCGGTTCTCTCAAAATCCGATTCATGTTTACATTCATGATCTGGTGTCATTTTAATCAGATTCCTAAAAAAATAAAAAGGATAAAAAATTTATGGTTCTTCTATGATGTCGTCGGATGCTGATGTATCAGTGTTACTTGTTACCTGTGATATTCCCATGCCTGTTACAAATCCACCAAGTATACCTAAAGCCACACTGGTAGGATTGGCCTGTCCTAAAAATAAGGCTATTACTCCTATAATTCCTACAAATGCAATTATTTCCATTATAACTTTTTCGCTAAGTACCATCATATTAATCCTCCACAATTTTATCATTCGCAATATATCTCCAGTCATCTACATCTTCATCGTAGTAGACTTCCATTCCGTTTATCAATGTTTTTCCGTGAATAATTTGTACCGCCTCCGATACAGACTAATCTTCAAATGGTTTTTGTGAATAAAATAAATTTAACATGTGAAATTCAATGTATTCTTCTTCGCTGCAATAATCTTCCTTGTCGGTCATTTGCCCGCCTTCCAAGGTAGTCCTTCCATTGGACATTCTTTATTGAGGCATTCGTAATATTTCCCAAATGGGTTCCATTCAACCCTATGTCTACAATAACTACACACTGGGCCTTTAACTCCAATGGTTTTAGAACCTTTTGGCTTCATGGAAACACCAAAGTAATACTAATTTATGGAATTTTTATAAAAATACGGTGATTTTTATTCAATTGTAATACTTTTATTAAAAAATAAAAGATTGTGGAGGTTGAAAGATTTACCAATAAGATTAGGTAAACTCCACAATCCTGTAAAAATAAAGAGATTGAGGGAACATAAATCAGGTGGTTTTGGTGATTAAATGAAACAAAAAATGGTTTCCCTCAACTCTGAAATAAAAATTAAAGATGGTAGTTGGGGTTTTTTAAACCCCTACGAAATGAGTTCTGCATGAGGTAACTACCCTTTGAATGAATCGTAACTAATCTTTTTATAACTGCTATAACTTGGGGGGCCATCTTTAACTAGACCACATTTGATACAAACTGTTTCGGCCCTTATTTCATCATAAATAAAATCTGTACTTTCACAATCACTGCAACGATTAATATCATGATCAGTGGGAAGGGAAGCTGTTTCCGATATCACCCTTGAGAAAGACAGTGTTTCGGGGCTTCCCAATAAATAGAATCCACATCTACATGTTTTGAGGATTCTGCCTTTGAGAGTTAAAGCTTCATCACAGTAATAGCATTTACCCTCATTAATTGATTTAAGAAATTCAGTGTTCCAAAAATAATTAGGTTCAGGTTTCATAATCTTTTCAGAGTTATTGCTTTCTATATAATGCCTTACGCCATTAGAAACCATCATGTTGAATATCTCCTTAACCTCAAAGCTTTCAGTTGGTTTTCAACTAAAGTTTTTTCCTTGTCAAAATTTGGATTTCTATTTTTCCCAAGTCCAGTTCTCATTGAACCTAATGCTAATTGATCGCTTCTTATAACTGTCCAGTTTCCATTATTATCATAATATTCCATGAATTGTGTACGTTGAATTTGTCTTTTCTTAAAATTATTCTGATTATGCCTTCGGTCTTTATATTGTCTCCTACATTCATCTGAACAGTGAACTTGTCGATTATGTTTGACTAAAAAATATGAATCACAGTTTTTGCATTGTTTGATTACGCCTTCAATTTTTAAATTAAATAGCATACTGATAAGGATACCTTCATTATCTACCAAAATAATGCCTCCAATTAAAATTAAAATAATTAAAAAATTAAAAATATAAAATTAGTTGAGTTGGTCTAATTCCTCTGAAACTATTTTGTAAATGATATGTCCTGATAAAAAATCAATGAAATAACCTAATGATTTCCTTTTTCCATTAATATAAATTCTAGAATGAAATTTTTTTGACTGGTTATGCCAATAAATTCCAACTGGCCAAAGTCCATGATTTTTTCTATGCTGATTATTTTTTCGGTTAGTGACTATTTCCAGATTACATCTTCGATTATCAAGTGTGTCATGGTTTTTATGGTGGACTTGTAATCCTTTTGAAGGTTTTTTAATTACTCTTGACATTAAAATAGTTCGTGTACGATTATTTTTTTGTATAGTTCGTTCTGCATAATAACTTGATGTATTTTTAAACCAATGTGCATGCCATTTGAATTGATTCAAATATTCAAAATCTTCATCATCTACTAAAGCATATTGTTCTTGTGTCAATTTAATTTTTTTAACCATATTATCTCCTCAATAATAGGGTGCGACCATTAGAACATTTAAATAGTTAAAATTTTACTTTAAAAATTTATTACAATCCATCAAAAAACCTCCTTGCAATAGCTAATACAGATTTAAAATGCAAAAATAAGTTAAAAATTTATCTAAGTCCTAAAATTCCATAAACAATAATCACTGTAATTATCCACGATATCGGGAATATGTGCCAATGTTTTATCAGTTCTCTTACTAAAACATCTGTTTTATAATTTAAAGTAAGATATGGTGTGATAATAGTCAAATATCTACTCCACAAAACTCCATTTTCTTCTTTGAAATATCTTAGATTTGATGGACATATCCATACATTTTGTCTGTATTTACTCAATTTACTGGCTCCTTTTGAGTTTTAGATTTATCCATCCATTGGCATTTTCTTTCATGGCATTTAATTAGTGGAAGTCCTGTGCTTAGCAATTCTATAACCATGTTTATTGTGTCTTTATTTCCTTGGAATGTGCATATTAAATGTGGTTGTTTGTGTAATGTACCTGTAGCATTTGGATCTTCAAATTCTGCTCCAACTTCTGGCATGTCATCTACCCCGTGTCATTTCCAAATATTTCCGTTGAGTTAAACTTTTATCTTTTCTGGTTTTAGGTTTTTGCTGATATTCCCTTTCAAATAATTTAGATGAACCATGAGAACTGATATCATACTTTGGAATTTGGAACCCAACTACTGGCACCTCATGTCCACCCATCTGATAAGTTAAGCTCATGTTGTGTTTCAGTATGTCCATATTCACCTGCGACACATTATTTATAACAGGCATTATTTGATCCCATACTTTCTGCCAAAGTTTATTTAATTTAATAGAAAGTTCTTCCGTTCTTCTGATCTGTTCCATTTCAATATCTGAAATTGTGTAACCCATCGAAGCCCATGCACTTACACTAAAAACATAAGTTCCAAACTCAGTTGAAATCTTACCTTCCAACGCATATAAACCCTTTAAATCCTGTTCTATATGTTTATATTGGCACGTTTTAATCACCTTTTATTTTCATATATCCTATTAATTGGGGCTTTGGATCTGGAAATTCTGGTTTAATGTCTATTGTTGGTTTAAAATATTCACGGGCCTCTTCAATGTCTTCCATTGGATTTGCATTATTCCAACTAGTAGGCCCAGAACATGGTCCTATATGTGCAGTGGGTTGATTTAAGTTGTTAATATCAAATTCTAGTAATTGGTCATAAATTTCTTTTAATTCTGCTTCTTCATAACCAACATTGCCAAAAAATAATCTACCCATAGTCTCATTGGCGAACTCTTCAAATGATTCTTTAACCTTCATTTAATCACCATTTATAACTTTAAGGGCTTCTCGATATTTATTAATCAGTCTATTCCTAGTTTTAGTGTCTAAATTTCTCATTCTTTTAGGTGATACGTTATGTCTTATATCCGCCTTCTTTACGACTTTGGCTATTGGATTCTGCTTTAAACGGTTCCAATATTCCAAATTTGTTTCATAAGGCCTATGTGTCATTCCATCCACAGCCTCAACTATTTCAGTTGAAAACCCCCACTTAAATAAAAATTCTAAAGTTATATCTGAATCCTCTACAACATCATGTAAAATTGCTACGGTTTTCTCTTCAATAGTTTCAACTAAATTCATAACAGCCAAAGGATGTAAAATATACGGCAATCCTGCTTTATCTTTTTGATTTGTATGTGCAATTATTGCAATTTCTAAAGCATTTTCTATTGGATTTATCATAACCTCTTGACATTTCATTCCAAAATCACCTTTCTATAAGTTTTTGCAGTATTATCGGTTGCATAATGTTCAGGATCCTCAAGACATCGGAACTGTTTTCTTTTCTTCGGCCCGAACTGTTTCATCCTACCTCCACATTGGGGACAGAATACGCCTTCAGATTCTAATTCAATCATGATATCCTCCTCTTCTTTTATTACTCCATTGGATTATACCATAAGCACTAATTGCAAGGTATAAGAGAAATATAAAAGTTACTGGGTAGTTTTGGGATAATAAACCATATAAAATAAAAAATATGTTACTTCCAATCCAGATATACAACCCTCGAATATTACACCTTGAATTGAGTACAGCCCCATAGATCCCTAATAAAGTGGCAGCACCATAAAAGATAATTGTTAAATCCACTTTAATCCACTTCCTTTAATTTGATATGGATTTCATTAGTTGCAGGTTCTATTGTTATCTTCTCTGAATGTGGATATAATGTCGGTAAAAGTTCTTTGATACGATACTCTGGAGTTTTGATTGGATCATCTATTACTAAATATTTGACTGGTTTTCTATTTTCTTCTGCTATTTCCCCTGCTAATTTGTCAACATCAACTTTAGATCTTGCAAGATCCCATGCCCTCCTCATTGCATCAACTGCAAGATCACCCGGTTTAACTTCATCTTCATTTTCAGGATCCAATATAACCTTTCCTTCCTGCATAGAATTAACAATTCCTTCATCCATTACTCTCTGTTTTACTGCTAACTCTCTTTTATATGCTTCCTGTTTATTCTGTTCGTACTCTTCTGCTTCGTTTATCTTAAGTTTCGGTTTCACAACTTTTGAGTTGGGCAAGTCAGGTTTTACTTCTGGACTGTTTTTAGGGTTTGATTTAATCAATCCATTACCTTCTAATTTCTCAATAGCACTTTCGGACATTTTAATAGATTTGCATTCTTTTAATGGTAATGAATAATAATTAGTACGGCCCTTTTTATTGCAGTTTAATAGTCCTTCTTTTGTTAGAATATTGCTGTATGTACTTGTATTTGCAGTTGATTTCTTCAAGAATTTTGCTAGACTTTTTGTTGACATCTTCTTATTTTTGGTAAGTACAGCTTCAATTTTAGGCCATAAATCCAACGCTCTTGTTTTATCCAGTTTATACTTTCTTTCAATAATGCAATTTTTACACATGTTGCCCTGATCTTTATAGAAATTCTTAGGATCTGATTCTCCACATTTACTGCAACATGTTTTATTTCCCTTTCGCTCATTTATTTTGGCTTCTCTATTCTTTTGAACCTCCACATCACAGGCCCTGCAAATATCTTTAAACCCTCCAGGTTTTCCTGCAATTGGTACAAAACTCTTTAATGGTTTACGTTCTCCACAAATTACACATTCCTTAGTTTTAACCATATCGATATTAACCTCTGATTCTACCTTGCTTTTACTTTTAATAGTCTCATCCTCCTCTTCAAACTTTGAAAGTCCTTGAAGTAAACCAGGACTTTTACTTTTCCCGATAATTATTGCGGGTTGCTTTTGATTAACCTGTTTCATCTCACAGCTCGGACATATTGCCATAGGTCTTGCCGTAACTGGATCTAAACTAAACTCTTCAATAGGATAAATAACTCCACACTGGTTGCACATCTTCTTTTGAATTATTTTTACCTCTTTCTCTTGAACCCTGTGAGGCCTATTATTAGTCCGTTCCTTATAACTCTCAAAAGATTCAAAACTGGGTAAATCTGAAGTCAAAAAATCGCCTCCGATTAAATTAAAATAAGAATTACAAAATTAAGTTAAAAGTAAAAATAGAAATTTTAACTATTCCAAAAATCAACACCCCAACTACAAGCAATGTGGGTCATCCAATAAATATCGCCACAATAATGATCGGCCCAATAATCAAGGTCTAAATCATAATCAAATATTGCCCATTCCATTTGCTCAGTTGAGATTAAACTATGTGTTTTTGCATATTCAACTCCATTTACAAATGCTAAATAATTTAGATGGTTTTCTCTGCATTCCTTTTTTAAATAAATTTTATCAAAGGTTACAACTTCCCACATACCTAACTCATATTTTATTATTGTGGGTTTATTGTGAAAATAGAGTTGAATATGAAAATCTCTTGTAGTATGTGTTGCAGGTTTATATTTATCATATAATGCATTGAAAAGATGTACTTCATGATTACTCATCAATATCACTTCCTTGATATGGTTCAGCTTCAAATGAATTCCACTCAGGACCAAAACAGTTTACCCATGAACTCCACATTATACCACAACCTCCACATGTTCCAATCCACAAAAATCACATCGTACCCATTCATGAATTTCAAGTGGTGGATCTTCACTTGGATTGAAAATCATTCCTTTACCAGTTCTTTCATTCCAGGGGAGCATGCAATATGGACAGGGTTGTTTTTTCATTTTATCCCCTTGTTGAACGTTTTATAAAAACAGTACATAATCGATTTGTTAAGATGCTTTGGAGTCCAGTAGATATGTGTCAGTTTTTTAAAGTTGATGTGGGCTTTCATTCAACCCAACTCCTGATGATCCATTTGAGTTTGTGTTAAGGATTCTTCTAAACTGGTTACTGGAAAAAACTGTAATTTATCATATTTAGTGTAAAAATAAAGAGTAGTGTTATGATTTTTCCCCATGATTAATTGAATAATTTCTGGACAATTTAATTCTCCACTAGCAAGTCTCATCATTTCATCGTCATCGATTATACTTGGTTGAGGTGAATTGTTTGGGTGTGTATGGAATGCACCTACTACTCTCAATCCTAAGTCATGTTTTTCATCCCAAATTTGTTTATCCATCTTATCAAATTCAAAATTAGTATAAGGTTTTTTATGTACATTAGGTAAAAATATAGCTTCTTCAATTATTGCTGTACTCATATCTGTGGAGTATGTTCCAAAAAGCCAACCTCCTACTTCAATTAAATTTTTATCATATTTTTCTTGAATTTTATTTAAAATAGATTGATCAATTTCAACATACGTTTTTTGATTTTCTAATTTGAATTTCATCATCCCAACTCCTTCCCATCTAATATCCAATCTAAAACAGCTATCTGTCCTTTAAGTATTCTTAATTGTGTCCAATCCGATTCCTTGGGAACTTGTTTTCTGAGTTCTGTTCTCATCCGTTTGATTGTACGGATTTGTTTCATTTAGAAACCTCCATAAAACTATCCAATGTAACAACCTTCTCAACAGCCTTTTCAGTTGGTGGAACTGTTATTGGAACTTTATAAGTGTATAATTCTGATATCTGAGCTTTCCGAACGTGTGGTAATGGAATACCTTGATTTAAATATTCATTAACCTTCCAAGCTCCATAGATCTCTAATGATAAACTGTTCATCCAAATAACTTCACCAACAACACCATGCAAAATAAAATTAGCAATAGTCATTTTAACACAGGTTTCATCTAAATCCATGGCTACATGATAGTTACCTGGGGCTTCAACATGTAAGGCTAATAAACATCTTCCAGATCCACAGGTAGGATCATTGAAATGTTCTCCAGTGGGTCTTTTATCGGTTGGAAACTGTACCTTAGCCATGAAATCACAGATGTGCTTTGGAGTGAAAAACTGGCCTTGATACTTCCTACTCATTTTAGACACGATAACGGCCTCGTAGTAAACACCAAACATATCGTACCAATCATTATCATTAACCAGTTGTTTATCCATTATTCGTATCCATTCTTGGTATAACTCCCAGAACAGCTTAATCTCATCCTTTGAATACTTTTTAGACCATTTTAAACTATCATCTAAATTGTGGTACAATAAAATATACTCAAGAAAATCATCAAAAATAACAGACCAATCATAAGAATAAGCTAATTTAGAAAAAATAGAATGAAAACCCTTCAATTCAGAAGGTACATTAACCTCCAAAATATCATGCCTCCTATTCACAGCAAGGTTTAATAAACGTGTCTAAAGATGTCTGAGCTAAAAGTAAATCATTAATTTTTGTGGATTGTTTGGAGTTATAATAAATATCTTCAAGTAATCTAACACCATAGCTACTTTTACCATGTTCATCAGGGCCACATACTGGACATATCCAACCTTTATTTGAACCTAATACTCCAATATGTACAATGTCTTGTGTTTTACAATTATCACATTCCACTTTCTGATGTTGTGGAATTATATGATGTTCTATTTCTGTTATCATGATATTTCCATCACAAATCAGACAGGCCAGGTTAGTGTCTCCTAATTTGTATTGATTAAAATCGCTGAGAGTTTCTTGAGTATTCTCACAATCCTCACAAACTAAAGTAATTTCATCGTATTTATGAGAATAGTTAGGCATTTAATCAGCTCGTTTATCATCAACACTTTCATGAACAAATCGATCATCCTGGCACTGTAAACACGGCCCTTTAAAACGATTCCTCCACTGGCAATAAGGTTGATCACAGGCTGAGTTTGTAGTCATTTAATCACCTATAATTTTTTGACGATTGGTGATATGTCTCCATAATCCCCCAATTTTATTGATACGTGTAACTTTTACCGTGTCCTGTTCTGTAATTTGTATTTCCTTGATTTTACGTACCTGTACCAACTTATAATAATAATCAAACCACAAATGAACCATTAAATAAATTCTTTCTTCATTTTCAGACTTGTTGATATAATATTCTTTTCCATTATGACTTCCATGGCCGCGTCCATCTGGTGATGTATATCGTTGCCATCCTGGAACTGATAAAATCCAACTAAAACCTTTCATCTAATCACCTTCAAAGTAGTGATTCCATCCATGTTTAAATCAAGATTTAAGAGGTCATTAAGACGTTTTAGAATATAAAAAGAATGGTTAAATGTTTGTTGTGGAGTATCGTCACTAGTATGGTTTAAAACATGTAAATCATTATCAAGTCTTTTAACCTGCATTCCACGTAAACTAAAAACCTTCCTAATCACATCTTCAATTTCCCTTCTAGAATTATCCTTAACATTATCAAATACATTCAAAATTTTACATTCATAAAACACCATATCCCTAAAATCACTCTCAAAAGAACCTAGATATTCAATTAACAATAGATCCCCTCCAAAAAAAGAAAAATTAATCTGGCACATAACCATGCTTAGTTAAAACCAGATACTCATCGAACTTTTCAAGCTGTTTAACCGTTTTAACAAGTTTATAATTCTTGTAATACTTTGTAGTCAAGAAATAGTTATGCCTCAAAGTTAAATGCTTACCCCTGATAGATTTAACATAACCCTTATCATGCACACTGAAAATATACCCTTTCCCATTCTTTACTTCTGTTAAAACAGATGTCGATTCAAATGCTAACTTGTTTATATACAGATTTTTGTAGTGTGTCTCCTTCGAGTAGGTGTAACTATCACCATTTTTCACAGCACTTCCACTGCCCACAACAGACAATGCAAAAACAAATACTAACAATACTGCAACTACACTTTTAACTCTCATATAACCAACTCCTTTCTTGTATACTCAACGCTCTAAAATCCTATTGCTAAAGTTTCCATTGATTCCTGACAATTTCTACAGATATGTTTGGTATCTATTTGTTCACTTTCAGGGGTCTCTTGTTCGTAAATTGGAACTTCATAAACTTCATCAGTATCATTAAAAGGTTTTAGACAAAGATCACACTGTTCTGGTTTCAAATCAATTCCCCCTCAACTCTTCCATTTCACTTATCTGATCCTCAAGTATCTTCTTTTCCTGTCTCAATTTCGCATCATTAGGATACAACTTAAGACGTGTATTAACGTTTTTAAGTCTTTGACTCGCATCGATCCAAGTTGTGGTTGCTTCTAATTTGTTCATTTGCTCACCATGGCCTGTTTAGTATCTACTTTAAAGGTGGCTTGTGGACCTTTAACGTTCCTTAATTTTGCAATATAAAATAAAGCTGCATAACAATGTTTACAAAGAAAACTGCCATTTTTACTGTTTCCTTCACGTTGAAATCTGAATTCATAATCCTCACAAGTATTGCACCTGGCCACCCCATCAACTATAGAAACAAGATAATCTGTAGGGCCACTTGTGACCTGGACCTGGATCTCTTCATCATCCTCAAAAATTAACGAACACTTACCTTGATGATACAACCTATAACCTGCATCTAAACGCTTCATGATTTGTTCTCCATGTCCACATGGATGTGGCTTTGTTTAACTAAAGATTCTTGATGTTTAATCTCCAATACATTGATTAATCGACGTATCTCATCAGGACTCATTGCAGTATTTATAATTCGTTCAATTTGTTGTTCTAAATTTTCAAGTGCCTTTGTATATCCATATATCCCAATATCACACTCTTCATAAAGCTCATCAATCCAATGTGCTGCCTTATCATAATCTCCATTTCGATTAAAATTTTTCTCCCAAATATGTCTAAGAACTGATTTAATTTGACCAAATTCTTCTTGATTTAAATCATTTATTCTGATAACTAAACATCTCAAAACAAAACCTCCTAATTTAGACAATAAAAAATGGACGACCCTGGAATCGAACCAGGAATTAAATTTACGATTGAATAATTGTCGTTGTGTCTTTTGAGTTTACAAGATAACCCTGTGCCGTCCTAAAAAAATAGTTGGGGGGTAGGGGACAGTTTGTGTCAGTCCCTGTGACGAAGGCCGTGGTCGGATTTGAACCGGCGATCTGCTGCTCACAAGGCAGCCGCATTAAACCAGACTATGCTACACGACCACAAATGGATCCGAGGGATCCACCTGCTAACAAAATTTATACAGATTTTCCTGTACGAAGATAACTGCCGTTACAGGTTTGAGGGGATTGTAGGAGAAAAGATATTTTTGGTAGACATCACCAAATCAAAAAGTTCCCTTATATTCATATAAAATTGGAGGTATTACATGCAAAACCTACAAATCCTTTCCTCAAAAAAAGTAAAATATTAACCTCTACGATTTAGTTCTTTCTCAATCCTTGGCAGTATCTCAGCGGGTAAAGTTTCCTTATCATCTATATGATACTTTTTAGCACGTTCTAAGATTGATTTTACAGTTGGATCTATATGTTCATCCATCAGATCATCAACAATCTGATCAATAAGTCCAGCTGCTTCAACGTCTGCCAGTGGAGTTGCAGGTTTACTTTCGGCCTTTAACTCTGCATACAGAGGATCATCTTTTGATAATAAAACATGTATTTTGAATTTTTTGAAAGGTTTTTTCCGAGTGTCTGCCATTTCCTTTACACCTGTGAAAATAATTTGTAAAGGTTTATTCAGCAATCTATCAGTTAACCGGCTGTTTAATCCTGTTGTACCATAGAATTGAATTTTTCCATTAACAGCTTCAGGATGTTCAGTTTCAAAACAATACTTCCAATTTGGCCTTCCTTTAAATGGTGCTTCCTCTTTTTTAAGATATACTCCTACTAACTCATCACCAATTGTTTCCGGCTCCCATAACCCTGATTTATCAGGAATTGGAACCCATTCTTTATCTTTTGTGTCTATCATTCCAAATACCTCCAATTTTTAATCTTTTAATTTACAACTATTCACAAACCATAAAACAAGTAAAAAAGCAACGGCCCATAAAACAAGACCTAAAAATAATGACATATTCTACACCTGTACGGTGGCCATTACAGCCAAATATCCAATCCAAACCATAAATCCACCAATAACAATAGATATGGCCATGATGGCTAGTATGGCCTCTTTTTGCTGTTTAGAAAATTTAGATTGTTTATTTGGATACAAAGAATTATTCTTAGGTGCAATCTGACACTTACGATAGACAATACCACAAACACATTTAAAATAAGTGTCAGTTTCCCTCATGGCCTTGTCACAACCTGGACAGTTCATTTTGCATCACCTTCTAACTCTTCAACGATAGGGATCAGCTTTTCAGGAATTGGAACATTTGGTTGTTGATACACCAACCTATGCCGAGTCATTATAAAGGATAAACCTCCAATAGGTCTTTCTAGTTTATCTGCTATTTCTTTCTTAGAGGAACCCTTCTGTCTTAAAATCCATATATTCCAAAGATCTTCATCTGAATAAGGTTTAAAATCTTTCCGTAAATCCTGATTATAACCAAGTTCCCCTTTCTTTTTACTAATAGTTGTATAATGTTTCTTAATTTTTCCTGACTCATAAATTTCCTTTAAAGTCATGCCTTTTTCAGCCATTTTAATCAAAGCATTTTCCTCATCTTCTGTCCAACTTGATAGTCTGCCCATTACATCACCTTCTTAAAACTTTAATTTGATAATAGCCGTCCTGATTTGCAATATAAACAGTTGTAGGATTGCTTAAGGATTTACATTCAAAAGTAGGATATGAAACTATGTCTGTTGGTACATCTTTCAAGTCAAGTTTAGTTAAAATTAAACATTGATTTTTATCCAGACAAGATGCAACCATATTAATTGAATCCCCAACATAATGATTAGATGGTAATTGTCCTACCCATTTCTCTGTCATTATATTGCCTCCTTTTGATAATTTGAATTAGCTTCGGCATTTAGATCCTCACAGTCGCCACAACCATCACAAATTGTGCAAGTTCCATAAGCTTTATAATCTGAACATTCAGCTTTACCCATGCATTCATCACAAAATTGGTGTTTCAATTTATCACAAACCATTCAAGCACCCCCTAACGTAGCCGTTAAATGACTTAACAACCCATAATTAACCCAGTAATCCTCATCTTCATAATCACTCATAGAATTTATTTGTTTAACAAAAACTTCCAAAATAAAACCCCCTAAAAAAGAATTTAAAAAGGATACATCTCAATAATCTTATAATGATTGGTGAGTTTATCCTGAACACTGACCGGTCCATTCCACTTACCATCAAGAGTATGAGGTAATCGAGACCATGGAACAATTCTGTCCACATGCAACTGATAAGGATTATTTTTCCAATATGGTTTATAATCAATCACAGCATTGTAACGTTTACCATTCCGTTTCGATTCAACACGTAACAGAAAAACAGTATTCTCTTCAATAAAATGTTCAGAATCAAGATTCCTCTTGATGAATCGTTTTAATGCAATTCCGATTTTGGATCTGTTTCGGAATAATTGTTGAGTCTTTGGTAGAATATTATTGATTCTTGCTTGGTTTTCAATTTCACGTTCAGCTTTTAACTGGGCCTGTTCCTCTTCATATTGTTTTTTCAATTTCAATTCCTCTTCCTTACTAATACGAATCTGTTCAACTCCAATCAACCTAAAACCCCCTCACGCATTAATCTAGCAATCCTCATCTGTTTCTCAAGCTCTGCCTCCAACTGCTCATCAACCCTCGCAGCCTTAGGCGTTTCCTTATACCTTCTAATAACTACATTTCCCTCCATCTAATCACCAACTATGTTTTTTTAAACTAAACAAAACTCAGAACACGCGTCTGAGAAATAAAGAATTGGACAGTCTGGGATTCGAACCCAGGTAACAATTTGGCGTAGGATAGGTTAGGATTAAATTACGGCTATTAATTTAATCCATGGTGTAAAAGATCAAAAAACAAGAAATAATTTAAGTTACCCACCAAGGACCGTCCAAAAGAAATAAAAATATAAATTTTGTGTTCACTATTTCACTCATCGCCGGAAGCCTTTTTTTATGTGTAATTCCCGTGTCCATCACCTGTGGTTCATTTTGGATATTAGGTTTTCGCTTCAAACACACATCCTTAAGACACTTACAAATTCCGTCCAGGTCTATCCTGAACCCAAGTGCCTATGACTTTTAACTCTCTATATTATAGTTGTAACTCCGAGTATATAAATGTAACTCTTTTACTCTTTAGAGTTACTATATAATAATTAAAAATAATATAATAATAAAAATAAAATAAATAATAAATAAATAATAAAAAGACTAAATTAGAAAACATACGTGTAGTATACCCGTGTGTATACGTATGCTCACCCGTATGTTTTGAAAAGAAAAAATCACACGTACACCATACACGGTGGAAGTATGTTTGATGTGGGTACCCTTTTGGAGAAAAAATCATGTTAAAAATCCCTCAAAGGGTCTACCTCGCCACTATCTATTGGGGCCTTAACTTGTTCTTCGTAAACTGTTACCATTTCAGATGCTTTTAAACCTAATTTAACTCTACGATTTTCAAGAACTTGTTGGCTTAACTCTCCATTTCGATAATAAGCTTTTTGGAGATCCCTTATTGTTTCATCCCACATCTCTGTATCATTGGCCTGAAGATCCTCTCGAAGTTCATCCATCTGATTTTCAATTTTGGCAACTTTATTTAGAAGATCAGTTCTTCTTTTTTCTAAAACATTATAAGTGGCAGCATTACCCATCAATAATTCAAAACCTTTAACTAAAGCTTTAGATGGTTTAATTCCTTTTTTACGTCCTGCTGCAACAATTTCACGATTGTTTTTATTCAAATAAATCGTGATTTTTTCAGGTTTTTCTTCAGTCATCAAATCACCTGAAATCTAAAAGATCTTTTTGATTAGGATCTATCGAAACTAAATAGACCTGTCTATCGTCTCGATTAAAATGATCATACGCAAATTTGTAAACGGTTTCACAGATTTGAGGGTTTTGTTTTAGGTAATCTCGTCTAGATAAATTTTGCATACCTGCTAAAGCCTGAATATCTATTCCTGTTTCGCATGTGAAAATATAAAAAAGTTCTTTGTAAAGATCCTTCATAGCTCCAAGGCCATGTCTAGAACAATCCACCATAAGATTGGATAATTTTTTATTAGGTGTTTCGGCCTGTAAGATAGCAAGTTCCTCTCTACGAATACCTAATAACTGTTCTGTAATTGTTGTTAAATTCTCAATTAATCTATTCTGCTTATTCTCAACATACATCCCCGTTTTCCTGATCGATGGCAGTACATCATTCGTGATCCATTTACGGAATTCTTTGGCTTCAGGTTTTCTTGAATTAAAAATTAGTTCATATACTCCGGATTCTTTAAGCCAGTATCTTTGAGAATTCTCAATAAATTTTAAATTTATTGAATCATTTCCAAGAATGGATTTTAAATCCGTGCGTTCTAACCCGTCCATTCTACTTATATATTGCGTAACACTTGATTCTTTTAAATCAAGACATTTTCCTACATCATAAGGGTTGAATAAAACTTCATCATTTAAAGTAATAGTTTCAACACTTTGATGTCCAAACTCAAAAATTTTAAGTTCATTCAAACATATCCCTCCATTTTGAATTCTCAAAAATTTTCTGTAAGAATACTTTAACTCCAGAGTATATAAAAGTAACTCTTTTAAGGTATTGAGTAAAAGAGGAAAGATTATATATTAAGACCAAGATATATAAGAGCAGAAAAACAAAGAAGGAGTTGATTAAAATTACAGTTGATACTGTTGTAATAATTGAGGAACATAATATGGTTAAAGAAGGAAGTAAAAAGGTTACAATAGATGTGCCTATAGAAAAATATGAACTCCTGGAAGAAATTAAAAATGCAGGAGGAATCAACTCCATAAGGGCCGGTGTATCAGAAGGGGTAGATTTGGTTATATTAAACCATATAGAATTGTTAGAAGAGAATATAGTAACTAGGGTAGATAATTTAAGAGATAGTTTATCTAAGATTAAAAAAGAACACTCAGAGTAATTTTTTTTATATGCGAATGTGAGTTTACACTCACTCGACCTAATTCTATTAAAATCAGTACTTGCAAGGATTGATCTCATTAAGATCACCCCGGCACATAATTTGCTATTTTGTCGTAGAGATCCCAGAGCTTGTCATATAATCTGTGATAAGCATCACATGACGGATCGGCTTTATATTGCTCTATCTCTTTATACGTCCGTTTAAAATCAGTTTGAAGTTCTGCTAAGCTTGATTTATTTTCACTTCGATCAATATCTATATATCTATCTTCCGAGATACATTCCATCGTTCATCACTTCCGGGTGTTGAGCACGGCATAGTGAGGGGGACGTCGGCAAAACAGACCCCTTACTTGCCTTTTCATACAAACATTGCACAATATTATGAACAGTGCCTTTATAATGATGCCTCTCACATCTTATAAAGTAGCTTATGCTTTCATTAATTTTGATGATTTATATACGTTTGTGTGTCATAACCTCGCTCATGTTTTTCTAAATTTATATAACAATTGTTGAATGTTATATTAAAATCATTGAAAGAGAGCATGTGATATCTACTTAAAATTAGAAAAAAAATTATTCTTTTGGAGGTAATTTTAATAATAATTCTAAATTACCTGTTTTAATTGCTTCTAACATTACTTCCATCTCAGAACGAAGCTTTTTATTATCATTTTCAACATCAATTAAACGCTGTTTATCTTCAGTTGTTACATGATGTACTTGAGTATCTCGAAGACTTAACTCAGCAATGCATAGGGTGTACTGTTCTTTTAGGAAGTTGTCATCCTGTTTGATGTAAGCTTCTTGTATTTCATCAATTGTATGGCCTAAAAGTCGAGATATTGTTATTTGTTGTAAACCTTGATTCATTAGTGTGGTTGCAAATATTTTCCGGAAACTATGACTATGTAGTTTGATATGGGATCCTACCATTCCAAAATCACATTTATTATTTAAGAATACAAAATAGTTGAAAAATGCTCTTTTGCTGATTGGTTTGGTTTTAAACCGTCCACTTGGGAATAGTGGTGTTTCTAATGTTTTTGGAGGTTGGGTTTTTAAATATTTTAGTATAGCATCTACACATTCAGGGGTACTAAATGTAGTAACTGGCGTGTCATTTTTTATTGTTGTTATTTTCCAAGTTGGGATTATTTCTTCATTAGTTTTAGACAGTATTTGGATAAGTTCATCTACACTAATCATAGTGTTATCTGTTACTTTGATGTATTGGTGTAAGGATTTAATAAAGTCGTGATAGGATAATGCTCTTATATCACTACTTCTTAATCCTGTGGATAGGGCGGTTTTAATTATTGCTTCATATTTGACATTTGCAAAGGTTAAAGCTTCCCGAATTTCATCTTTAGTAGGTAAATCTGTTAAACTCTCCTTTTTAATATTTTTTTTACTATAATTAATTCTTGGAACCACTACATCAAACTGTTTATAAAATGATTTAATGGAACTTAATCTTACAATAATGGTTCGTGGACTGTAATTATTTTCTACAAGATAATCTTTATAATCCAACAAGTAATCATTAATGGTTCTTTGTGATAATCGTAATCCTTGGTCTTCTTCGTTTTCGGCTTCTGTTATAAATTCATCAGGTGTTTTGTTTAGAAATTCACTGTATTGTGTTATTTCTATTCTGTACCGTTCTAATGTTCCACTTCGAATTGTTCGGTTTTTTATGAACCTTTTAAAACGTCGATCCCCTGTAATGTCCAT